TATCCGCTTCTGGTCAACTGTGTGGCAGACCAGATTGGAACATTGAACTCTACCGCTAGACCTCGAAGCTCTTCGGCAATCGCTTTAACGTAGGTATAACTATTAACACCATTACCAGGCTTGATACGGGATGACGCACAAATATTGAGATAGTCGACCATGATAACATCTGGTACGAATCCTTTCTTGAGGTTTAGTTCGTTCAACAAGGAACGAAAGTGGATAGTTGATGCCGTTGCCGTGGCATACTCTTTGATAATCAGTTTACCGTTTGTCTTTTGCTTTAGTGTATCAATTCTCTTATCATACAAATCTTTTGGTAATGCTTGTAAATCATCAAATGTAATGTTCATTAGATTGGCGTCGATACGCTTGGCAACTTCTTCTTCGGCCAACTCTAATGTGATATAAAGAACGTTCTTGCCCATAGCAAGATAACTAGCAGAAAAATGACAAAGAGTAAGAGATTTACCACCGCCGACACCACCCATAACAACATTGAGAGTTTTTCTCGGAACGCCATTCTTTGTAATCTTATTGAATAAATCCAAATCAAACCGCAAGCGTTCTTCCACACGGTGATAATGTTCATATCGTTCTACAGCATTTTCAAGATAATCGTGACCAACATTCGGATCGAAAGATATAGCCAGAGCGTCAGACAACAAAGTAGGTATAGCGCCCTTAGATAGTTTTCCCTTCCCATTCATAATCTCCAGTGATTGTGTAATGGCATTGTAGATTGCTTTCTCTTGACAAAACTTTTCGGTGTTGTCCAAAAGCCAATCTTCGTTTGTTTGATTTGTATCATCTTTGAGTTGTTTTAGTGTCTCTTGGATATTCTTTACAGTATCGTCAGTCGAACCACGAATATTGTCCACCTCAATGGACAATGCATCAAAAGTTGGTTGCTGATTATACTTGAGAATGAAGTCGGCCACTTCTTTGAAAAGTAGCCGATCTTCACCATTAGAGAAATAATCCTCTTTGAGGAAGGGTAGAACCTTCCTCGTAAAGGACTCATTCTTGATTAGATTTTTCAGTATCGTTTGTTCGAGTCTCAATGTTCATCCCATTCTCTGCTTCCGATGCATCCAATAACAGTGTATTGAGAATTAGACCTAATACAGTATTGAACTTCTCATTCTTTCGCAAGGTCATCATTGACAAATCGTTTGTCTTGATAATCTCATAATCATATTGGAGTTTCGGCGTGCCATCTTCTTCCATCTTGAATTTGACAACTGTATAACGATAGCACACTCCAGCGAATGGGTCAAGCATTAATTCAATTGGGCATGTAGAACCTTCTTGTTTTTCGTCAAAAAGGTCATCTCTAAATCGAAAGTCAGTTCCCATTTCCATCTTCTGTCTCCACTTCTACATTATATTTGCCATACATGAAATCTGCCTGACAACCTTCATTGATAGCATCTAGTATTTCAGGTGTAAAGAACTTCTCTGGGTTCTTCTTGATCTGGCTTTCGAATGCCTTTGATCCATCAGGAAACTCATACTTGTTTGAAATCTTCTTGACGATGCCATAGCGTTCTGCCAAATCAAGCAGACCATAATACTTGTCTAGACCTGCCTGATAGTTTAGCCAAGTCTCAACTTTCTTATCTTCAATAGTCATACGAGACTTCTTTAGATGTGCGGTAATAACTGCACCAGTTCTGCCATTGTCATCGTCTAGTGCCTTATCTTTCTTCTTTGATAGGAAGATAATTGTAGATGCGGCATACTCTAGACCAGAACCACCACCCATCTTCTTCATTGGCACATAAGATCCAACAACATCATAAACGTGATTGGTGACGATTAGTGGAACCTTAGCCTTACCGAGTTTCAATGTAAGAACACGGAAGGCACCTCGAACCAATTGGGCTCTGGTCATGTCTCTTGTGTCTTTACCGTCAGCAATATCTGCCATTTCTTTATCTGTAGAAAGATTGCCAAGAGAATCCAGAACAAAAAGCATCGGTGGCTTTTCTTTGCCATCAAGATACTTGTCCAGAATCTTTACTGCCTGCGTTCTAAACTCCTGCACAGTAGCCACAGGAACAATGCCAACACGCCTTGCGTCAATGCCACGATCAACAATGAATTGTCTGGAGATAGCGGACTCGGACTCAAAGTAAAATACAAAGCCATTTGCGTTGTCCTCTAGAAACTGCTTTACCACATTCAATGCGTAAAAGGTCTTACCAACAGAAGGCTCACCAGCAAATGCTGTAACCTTGTTCTGTGGTAGACCTCCATAGATTGAACCAGATAGCAAGGCATTCATAGCATAGCTGCCTGTGCCAATGAATCCTGACACATCACCAGCGGCAACACCATCATCAACAATGCCTGCATACTCGTTATCGATTTCTGATAATAGATTACTAAAAATATCTGACATATAGAATCTCCTTTTTGTCAGTTAGTAGGCAACAATCTCGTTACGCTACTTCTTTGAAATAGTTTTGTAACTCCTCACTCATTTCCTTTAGAACATGACCACCTACGCCAATACGGATGACATTACAAAGTTCCACCATATTTTCGGATGTGATCTTTTCGTCAGGCTTGAACTCATAAAGTTTACCCGGCGAATACCTATTGTCTTCTGTCATGAAAAGAAGTCCTCCAAACTTGATGTTCGTTCTGTTTTCCAATCAATAGCATCCAAAATGATCTTGAGTGGTTCGAGGAACGATTTCTCGAATTGCGTATTATAGTCGATATACTTGTGTAAGTCAAACTCTTTAGGTATATCTCCTTGTGGAAATGCAATCACATTTGATTGCACTGTGTTTGGTTCTTTCAGAAACACAAACTTGATCTTCTCACCACCTTTGATTAGTTGATACTTATTAGTAAGTTTATGAGTAGATAGAAAGTGATTGTATATGAGAGAACCACGAACATGGATAGGACAACCGGATCCATATATGCTTTTCTTGTCTGAATACTTATCCAGTCCATTGACGCCACGAGGAAATGCAATGTCCGCCAAAGGCAGAGTTTCAAATTCACTACGGAAAGTTTGAATGAAAGTTTGGATAGCTTCTTCATTTGCGTCAAAGATAACATCAATGGATTCTCTTAGTTTGTCTCTACATGCGGTCGGTGTCGATGACTTAATCATCTCTAGACCCATAACCTTCTTCTTGGGTTTGGCATACTGCACACCCTCGGAGTTATGGACATTTAGAATGTATCGCTTCTTGGCAGTCCAGATTGCTTTGTCTGCCAAGACCTCTCGCTTCATGACAATCTTTTGCTGAAAGACGTTAGTGTATTCGCCAAGCTCTCCGCAAGCCTTATCAATAACAGGTTGCAATTTACTTTCGCATACTCTGTCCATGAAAGCGATGGCTTTTGCAGTATCCTTAACATCNNCACGCAACGTCTGGCATACCACATCCTTAAGTGCAAGGTAAACTGAATCAGTATCGACTGCAATAACATAATCGCTCTCCGTTTTCAGTAGTTTGTTGAGATAGTTATTAAGTGATCTTTCGATCCAGCGTATTGACAATTGGCTCGTAGTCGTGATTGCAATCGCATTTCGTAAATCGAAAAACCGAAAATACTGTGAACCCATCGCACCGTATAGCGAGTTGAGCGATACTTTTTTGGAGAGTTGCAGGTTGTTGTATTTTGCAATGGTCTTTTTAAGTTCTTTCTTCTTTGCTTCGTCGATTTCATTTTCATATTGTGCTTGTGCATCCAACATTGCCTTCTTGTATATCTTACGATCAGCGAACATCTTTTCAACCATTTCAGCCATGAAGCCTTGCTTGTCACGGCGATAGAACTGACCGTTAGCAGCCAAACAAACGTTCTCTTCCTTTAGACATGATGTATCAATAGACTTATTAAGAAGGCCATCAACAGTGACATTAGCGGATATAATAGACCGCATACAATCGCTATAAGCACTAGGTTCGATAATCGTCTCAGGAGAGATATTGGTCCCCATAATAACAGACGGATACTCTGAGTTAACATCAAAACTAGCCACCCAATCATGGAAACCAGTAATAGGGTCTTTAACATAAGCGCCAACATAGGCAGCCTCCTTTTCGTGTCTTTCAATAGGAGGGACGACCACGTTTTTCGCCTTCAAATGATTAAAGCAAATAACGTCCCACATACGGACTTGTGCGAACACGTCCTCGTAGTTACATTTGTTATCATATGAAAGAGTTAGAGCAAGTTCAATAAACTTGTGCTTTTCATCAAGTCGGTTCACAAGATCAACGTCTTTGATGTTATAGTCAATGAACTTCTGATAATCTTCCTTGTAGAGATTATGAAGTGAACCAAATTCTTCATATGATAGTTTACGCTCACCTAGCTCAACATTCGCAATGTTGTCTAGACGATAGCTTTCTTGCGATTTGCCATCAGGAGCATATTTCTTATATAGTGCCATTAGGTCCAGAGTAGCCACACCAAGAATGGAATAACCCTGTCCCTTACGATTCATGCCAAGATCCAGTGTCTTGGCATTGATAACGTTCCATGGCGAAAGTTTCTTTACTTCATCACCATACAGTTTAGAAATACGATTTACAAGATAAGGAATATCGAACTGTTCTACGTTCCAACCTGTAATGATATCCGGATGATCCTGTTGCCACCAGCCAAGAAACATGCTAACAAGTTGAAACTCGTCGGCACATCTATAATACACCACATCATGGCGCTTGGTGTTATATGGACCTGTTCCAAATG